ATATCAGATTCGATCAAAGACACTTTGTATGCGAAGGCTGCTGAGAGAATAAATTCTCAAAGACCTGATATTGCAGCACAAATGTTTGATCCTACAATTGCAGATGAAGATACGGAAGTAGATGACTCTGTGGAAGAGGAATCATAAATAACACTAAAGGTATATTATAAAAATGGCAGCTGTAAAAGTCGTTCAAAAAATAAGTTCCGTAACGGGAAGTAATAGTGCAACAATAGCATTAAAGTCAGGTTACATTAGAGTAACACCTGTTGCTGACTCTTTTATTGAAGTTGGAACTGGTGCAGAAGCAACCTCTGACAGTAGTTTATTTGTACCTGCAGATACTTCAGTTGTTTTTAAAGAGAGAGTTTCATCATCTGACATTGTTGGAATAACAACAGGTGAAGCATCAACAACTTTTACCTTTCCAACAGGAATGGAATCACCTTTTGCAGTTGGTGATACTATTGAGGTCACTGGTGCTACTGGATTTAATACAACATCAGCAACAGTAACTCAAAATATTCCACCAAATCCTACAGGATCTCATGGATTTGATGCAAGTCAGTCTGGTAAAGTTGTTATTGGTGTTGCGTCTAGTGATAAAACAACTAGTGCAACTGCTACAGCATCTTTAAGAAGAGTAGTATTGGTTGATGTTGCAACTAGTGGTTCTACTAAGACCCACATTTCAGAAGTTCAAATAGTAGGAGATTTCTAATGAAACTGATTACGGAAGAAGTCGCAAGAGTAAAATTTATTGTTGAAGGTAAAGGTGCTCAAAAGAAAATGTTCATTGAAGGTGTATTCCTTCAAGGTGAAATAAAAAACCGTAATGGTAGAATGTATCCAATAAACACTCTTGCAAAAGAGGTTAATAGATACAATGAAAGTTTTGTTAAAAAAGGTAGAGCATTAGGTGAACTAGGACATCCCGAAGGTCCTACTGTAAACCTTGATCGTGTATCTCATAAAATTACATCTCTTGTCAGAGAGGGAAATAATTTTAGAGGAAAGGCACAACTTCTTTCAACACCTATGGGTAAGATTGCACAAAATCTTATTGGTGAAGGTGTAACTCTTGGTGTATCTTCTCGTGGTGTTGGTTCACTTAAAGAAGATGTAAGAGGATGCAAAGTTGTAGGTGAAGATTTCATGTTAGCAACAGCTGCTGATATCGTTGCCGATCCTTCTGCACCTGACGCATTTGTGTCTGGAATCATGGAAGGAAAAGAGTGGGTTTGGGAAGGAGGAATTCTTCGTGAACAGCTCGCAGAAAAAACACAAAAGAGAATAAACACTCTTGTAGACCAAGGAAAATTAGAAGAGCATAAGTTGAATCTATTCAACGATTTTCTCTCTAATCTCTAAGTTCTATAAATAAATACAGATTATTAATTTTTAATCACATGTCCGTTGGTAGCAACAATTTACAAGAAATGGAAAACGCAGTAACTAAAGGAGCTGCTAAAGCTGATGCAATGCCAAGTCTAACTGGGACAACTCCTGGTCAAACTGGTACTGTTGAAGATTTAGGTGGCCCAACTCCCCAAAATTATAAAGTCGATGATGATTCGGCAAAACTAAAAACACCTGGTCAAACACTTAAGCAAGTTAAGGATATTGTTAACAAAGGTGCAAAACCAGCAGATCCAATGCCAGCAGGTATGAAGGAAGAGGATCAAGTCGAAGGTGACGTAGTTGCCGAAGATGAGCAGGTTACTGACGAAGTAGTTTCTGAAGAAGAAACAACAACGGATGAAGTAGTTTCTGAAGAAGAAACATCTGAAGAAGAAGTCGTTGCCGAAGAGGAAGAGACAATTGAATATTCCGTAGAGGATGACATCAATGCTCTTGTCGAAGGTGAAGAACTTTCTGAAGACTTCAAAGCAAAAGCAGCAACTATATTTGAAGCTGCAATTAATTCCAAAGTATCTGGAATTAAAGAGCAACTAGTTGCTTCATACGAGGAAAAACTCGTTGAAGAAGTTGCTTCAATCAAAGAAGAATTAAAAGACCGTGTTGACTCATACCT